GACCGCATAAATAATATTTACTTACAGGAAGCGGCGCTCTACTCTAAACATTTAGAGATTGCTGGGCGTGTAGATTGTATCGCTGAGTTCGACGGCGTGTTGTCTATCATTGACTTTAAGACAGCAGCAGAACCCAAGCGTGAGAAATATCTTTACGATTACTTCGTTCAAGAAACTGCATACGCATGTATGCTTCAAGAAAATTACGGGTTGAGTGTTAAGCAACTCGTGACAATCGTTGCTTGTGAAAACGGAGAGACTCAAGTCAAGGTGCTTCCACCTAAGAAAGAATTCTTTATGAAACTAATGAGTTACATCCACGAATACCAGGAACGATATGGAGAAAAAGCAACTATTAGAGGATAAATTTATGACCGCTGCGAGATTTTCGCAGGAAGTGGAGAAGATTGCATTGCACAATCCAGACATGAATTATATTGATTCGGTTATCCACTACTGTGAGTTAAACGAAATTGAACTAGATAGTGTTAACAAGTTGATCAGCAAACCTCTAAAGGAGAAACTCCGTTACGAGGCACAGCAACTTAATTTTATGAAGAAAACCAGTCGCGCAAAGTTGATGTTAGTATGAGCTTCTTTCAATCTGAATTAGTCCGTGGTGACATCCAAGAGATGATGGAACTACAGCAGTTCTGTTTTAGATCTGCCATGAACTTTGTTCTTCTCGATGACGAGAGGAAGATGGAATACTTTGAGAAACTAGAACAATTAATTGACAAACAAAAAACTTTCTACTTCCGTATTAAGTTGAGTGACGATCCTGAAGCAGTCTCTGTCCTAGAGACCATGAAGCAGGGTATTATTATGCTTGGTGCCACCCCAGGCACCACCGTCGAAGAGATGTTCGACGAACTGCTGCAGAAAGTCCAGTTCATGAAGGACAAACTGCAAAGTGGCACAGGGGGTTGACGCCCGACCCTGTGCCCTTGTATAATGACTGAGTGATAGGGCATCACACAAACCAAATCCAAACTAATCCGAGAAAATCCTATGTCTTTCGCAGATCTGAAGCGTAAATCCCAGAACAACTTCTCTTTCCTCCAGAAGGAACTTGAGAAATCATCCAGCGGCAAGAACGTTGATGAGCGTTTCTGGAAACCAGAGGTTGACGCTTCTGGCAACGGGTATGCTGTTATCCGTTTCCTCCCCGCCCCTGAAGGTGAAACTGTGCCTTGGGCGAAAGTCTACTCCCATGCCTTCCAAGGTCCTGGTGGGTGGTATATTGAAAACTCCCTGACCACTCTCAACGAGAAGGATCCCGTTGGTGAAGTCAACCGCCGTCTCTGGAACAGCGGTAGTGATGAAGACAAAGAGACTGCTCGTAAGCAGAAGCGTAAGCTCCAGTATTACAGCAACATCTATGTCGTGAAGGATCCTAAGAACCCTGAGAACGAGGGTCGTGTGTTCCTCTACAAGTATGGCAAGAAGATCCATGACAAGATCCTTGCTGCGATGCAACCTGAGTTCCAAGATGAAGACCCCGTGAATGTCTTTGATCTTTGGGAAGGTGCTAACTTCAAACTGAAGATCAAGAAGGTTGCTGGTTATTGGAACTACGATAGTTCCGAGTTCGATAGTGTCTCTGCCCTGAGTGCTGATGATACTGAACTCGAAGGCGTCTGGAAGTCCGAGCACTCTCTGGAAGCGTTCACTTCTAAGGACCAGTTCAAGTCCTACGAGGATCTTGAGCGTCGCCTGAACATGGTGCTTGGTATCACCCAGCGCACTGCTGTTCCTTCTGTGGATGACGAAGAGTATGAGCCTGTCGCTGCTCCTGAACCCTCGTCGTTCCGCTCTCGTGTCTCTGCTGCTCCCTCTCCTGTGAAGGAAGAGGCAGTCGTTGATGATGACGATGCTCTGTCTTACTTCGCTCGTCTTGCTGAAGAAGACTGATGAAATACCTGAAGGTATTGCTTCACCCAGTCACTCAGTTCAACTTGTTGGTCGTGGGGTTCCTGATCTTAGTTCAGGGACTTCACACTCACGCTCACTATACTATGAGCACAGATGCGAACAGTTATGTTCACAACTTCTGTAAGAAAAACTTGAAAGAGTGTGAGCGTATCATTTCAAATTTTGATTGACGATTACATAAATCTGGAAAAAATTTTTCCGCCAAAAATTGACTGAAAAAGATCAACCAGTTGCTTTTAGTCTCTGGTTGATATAATTTCCAGATTTCTTGTAGAGGTTCTGCTTTCTGAAATCATCTACAAATGATTGAACATATGATGGTTTGAGAAGATAGATTTCTCTCTTCTTCTCATTCTCCGCAGTAAACCACTCGGCAATGGTAACGGGACGACAAATCTCGTTACCATTTTTTGTCACTACTGTTCCATCTACATTGATTTTGTGCGTAGAATTATAAAATTGTGCATCTACATGCAATCCAGCAGGATATTGTGCAATCTCATAGGTTTCGTAGTGGTGAATAGTTCCATATGGATCATCGTATTCGCTTTCTAATACTTTGTAGATTTCATAGTTATTAAGTGGCCAGTCATATTGTGCATTGACCATGTTATTGACTAGTAAGATTACCCAATCATAGAATGGATTACCATACAAAGTATCAGCTAGTTGATCAGGACGAAGACCTTCAGTGATTGAATACTTTTGAAAGTATACTACGTTAGAAAAAACATCTTCGTTAATTTTGTATCTGCGAAAGAAATTCTTTGCAGTTACGAAATCAGATTCTGAAAAAGGATAACTGATTGGTTTCTCATCGTATGAGATATTAGGAACGATTGAAAAATACATTAGCGGATACCTTGATCTAGATCTTCTGCAAATACCAGTTTAGTTTCTTGGAAATTTAATGTTAATGTCATCGCAACTGGTTGACCATCTCTGTATGTAGCGTAAGCACCATCTGGAGTGTAGTTTACATCAACTTGAGTTAGAGCACACATTTTAAAAACTGGTAAGAAAGGATGCTGATCGGCACCTTTCATGAAAGAAACTTTAACGAGATTTGGAACTCCAATAAATCCACCAACAATTCCTGGTGATACTTGCCCTAGAACTTTGCCAGGAGTTTTAGATGGAAGCATACATTTTTTAAACTGCTGAACAATACTATTGATTATAGGAGTTTCTTTTTCGTCTCTTGGAACTAATTTAAAGTTTAACTGAAAATTTCTTAAATCTGTGCTTTGATATAGAAGTTCGACATTTGGATTTAAGACAGACCCAGAGACAGCACCAAAGATATCATCGTTTGATAAACTATCACCAGTAATTTTACTAAGAGTTTTTCTAATAGCAGCTGCTCCACCCATTGGAACTGTTCTATCTAGTTTTCCAAGAGCACCCTCCAAAGTCCCTCCTAATTTGTCCATAATACTTTCAGCTGATAATCCAGTGATGGCATCTCTAGCAAAATTACTAAACGCTTTACCACCCCAGTTACTTCTGAAACCAGTAGAAATATCTTCTGGCATATACAAAAGAATGTTACTGTAACTATCTACTGGTTCATATTGACCAGCTTGATTGTAATCATAATATCTTCCAGTCGCTTCTTGACCTGCAATGTTAGTCGATCCAGTTCTTTTATTTGCAGCTTGTGTTCCTCCAAATGGAGGCAAATACTTAAAGAATTCAAAAGCAACATAGTCAGAATTTGAATCAATCCCAGGTTCGCTTGGATATCTTAGAGCACTAGTGTCACTTACATTAGTTTTAGGTGGGTCGTATTTACCAAGTGATACTTTTAGTGTAGATACATGCCTACTTCCACCAGTTTGTATGGCAGCAAGACCAGAATCATCTGCTGCTTCTAACGAAGCTTGTTCTGCAGCAGCTTTTTCTGCCTCTGTCATTTGTGCAGGTGGTTCAACTACCTTTCCATTTTTCTTTACGAATTCGGAAAGATTATTGACAGTGCTCCATCCAATCTCGGAATCATAAAACTTCCACTTTCCAGTCGTTGGATCTTTATAATAATCGTAGTCAGTATATAATTTTGCTGCCATTACTGAGACATCTCCTTAGACTGTTTGGTGCCGTAACCTTTGATCATTCTGTGACCCGTGATTTTATCGTAGAACTTCTCATCAGTCTCTTCCCATACGACTTGCCTGTCTATAGGAAATGAAACACCATTGACATTCTTCACATAATCTTCTGTTGGTAGAAGAATGGCAGTGTCCCATTCATCAGCAGCAAGATCTAAAAACAAACCATCTACGTGTGCTGATAGATATTTATGGAAACATACCTTAGGTATGTCAACTCTACCTTGTATTAGTTTCTTTGTGACAATCAATCTCTTCTTTGGAGAGAGGTAATGTAGGTTAGCACCCCAGAATTCATCCTTGCCTGGTGCTTTGATGACATATACTAGAGGAAATCTGTCATAGTAAGGCAACCACTTCATCTTTGCCTTATACTCAAACATATACAGATGACCTGCTACTGTATATCTACGTAGTTCATTCTTATCTTGCTCTTTAGCAGCACCAACGCGATCTCTGCGTTCGTCCATGATATATTTGTTGAAGTTCTTTTTATATTTTCCTGCTTCTGCCTTGACTGCTGATCTATACCAGGAGAGAGACTTTTTCTCTCCGCCAGTAGCAGCATTCACTCTTTCAAAGAGTGTTTTGTATCCAGGGTCCTTATTTACGGAGTTGCGCTGGATAGATGCAAATCCTGTTGCCATTGTTATACTCCTAAGTGATCTTCGGTAAGTATTAAGAAGTTCATCTGCCTGTCTTCACAATACTCACGCGCAGCGGACCACTTTGCGTAGTTCTTTGCGTATGTCAGAGCAGCATTACGATAGGCAGCAGTTTTTTTGTTTTTGTCATTCGGGGGTGTAGTTTGTTTCTTGGGTTTAATCTCAATAATATATTTGGTGATGACACCAGTCTTTTCACGAACCTTGATATAAAAGTCTGGAAAGTATCTCCTCACTCTACCATCGGGAGCACGATAGGGAATGATTACCTCTTCGCTCCCCCACTCTATTATTGAGGGGTTGTTATCACAGAACACCATGAACTTTCGTTCCCATAACGATCTATAGATAACACGAGTTGGATTACCACGATACTTGCCAGGATTGATGGGTTTATACAATCCAGAGTACGCCATAAATATAGTTGGACCAACATAGGTATTTAGTGTGTCTATCAACAGCTTCTTAGCAAAAGTATCAGCAAACGGTGGAATGTCGTTTAGCAATAACTTTGTTGTGATGTTTTCTGGTATAGCTAATGACTATTTTGATGATGAAGAACTTGAATATTTTTGTGACGAAGCTCAACTACCAGGAGTAAACACTGCAACAGGAACGCAAAATGGTGTTTATCTTGGAGTAGGATCTGTTGATTATCCACATACTAGGATCTTTACCGAATTTCAACTTTCTTTCTTGTTAGATGCAAATCTTAGTATTTTGAAGGGATTGAATAAATGGTATGATGGTATTTTTGGTGAAGAAGAAAGACTAAACGGATCTAGTGCTCCAGTATCAAATAGAATAAACAGACTGAAGTATAGATCTGAATATGCGAGCACTATTCTAGTAACAAAAACTGAATTGGGTCCTAATAGTCCAACAGAGAGAAGACCAATTACATATGTAATGGAGAATGCATACCCATATGCTATTGATGCAATTCCACTACAATTTGGTTCATCTCAACTTATGAGAGTAACCGCTCAATTTAAATATGAAAGGCATTACACTACTGTTCAGGATATTCGTGGAGTTAAAGGTAGTATTGATGGAATGGATAATCAATACAAGAAAGGTCAGGCAAATGTTGTCAAGGGAGAGATGAGCAAGACATCCAAGGAACCAATCAATTGGGATCCTAAAGTTGCTGCTGGTGGTGGAAAGAAACTGCCAATTGGTATCGAACAGGTAAATCAAGGCATAGCGTAGCAAAATCTACTTTTCAATTCCATGAAATGGGGAAAATTTTTTCCGCCAATTTTTGGGTCAAAAAGTCGCACTAAATATACATATGATCTGGTCTGAACATAATGGCATTACCACAAGTTGTCCTTCCAACGTACGAGTTGGAAATTCCGTCTAATGGCAAAAAAATCAAATATCGTCCATTTGTCGTAAAAGAGGAAAAACTACTTTTACTAGCATTAGAGACAAATGACGAAAAAGCGATTGAAGACGCAGTTAGAACTCTATTAAAGGGTTGTATTCAATCTCGCATAAAAATTGAAGATTTGGCAATTTTCGATTTGGAGTATATTTTCCTTCAAATTCGTGCTGTATCAGTTGGTGAAATTGTTGAAATGAAAGTAACTTGTAAAGATGATGATAAAACACAAGTTCAGTATAATTTAAATTTGTCGGAAGTTAAGGTTGTAAAACCAGAAGGTCATGATAGCAAAATTATGCTTACCGATGACATGGGTATCATTATGAAATATCCAGCATGGGGAGAATTTATCACTGGATCGATCATGGGACAAGCACCAACAACTGATGGTGTTGTTGAAATTATTGCTAGTTGCATTGATCAAATTTTTGATGCTGAAGATGTTTATGATAAATCCACAACTTCTAAAAAAGAATTTGTAGAATTTGTTGATGGATTGACAAATTCTCAATTTGAGAAAATTCAAAAATTCTTTGAAAGCACCCCTAGATTAGAACATAAGTTTACAGTCAAAAATCCAAATACTGGAGAACCTTCAGAATTCACTCTTGTGGGATTATCCAATTTTTTCGGATAGCACTCTTCCATAATACTTTGGAAGGGTATTATAAGACCAACTTTGCTTTGATGCAGCACCATAAATATAGCTTGAGTGAAATTGAGAATATGATGCCCTGGGAGCGTCAAGTTTATACCAGTCTCTTGATGCAACACTTAGAACAACTCAAACAAGCACGAGAAGCAGCTAAAAAGTAATGGCACACGGATTTCTATCATATCAAGACACGAGAGGCGAAGTAGATTGGCTTGGCAAGGTAATTAATCGTGTTAATGATTATCTAGAGAACCGCGAAAAAAAAGAAAAAGTAGCGGACATGGTTGCCGCGAAAGTAAATATATTAAATGATCAAAAAACACTTCCACCAGGAGAAACCCCACTATTAAGAGGAAGCGATAATCCGTCACTTCCAGGATCTCCATTGCAGAAGATGCTTAGTGGATCTGTTCTACAGAGGTCACTCCCTGGTGGAGCAATGGCAGTCAATCCAGGTGTGGTTGGTGGTGCTGCTACTCCTGGTGTTTCTCCAAGAAAGCGTTTAACAGCAGAAGGATTTGTTGGTGATAAAATTGTAGATATTGGCGCTACAAATCTTGGCGTTGAACGAGATCTTGGTGGTGACGATATGTTCGTCAAACGCCTCAATACCATTGATGACGGTGTTGGCGGTGGGTCTGGTGAGGTAGTTCAAGCGATTGACAGACTAACATTTGTCACGATGAGTTTAGTTGCTGCTACAAAGGAGCAAACTAATCAACAAAAAATGATTGCTGCCGCTCAACAGCAGCAAGCAGAAAAACTAGCTAGGGATGCAAAATCTGCTGCTGAAGAGAGTGCTCTAGAGGGTGGTGCTGACTTATCTGGTAATTTGGCGTATGAACGTCTAGCACTGGCAGGTGGTGCTGCCATGGGTGGTGGCGGTCGAGGTGGCGGTCCTGGCATGGGCATCGGCGGCAAAGTTCTTGCCAAAAATATCATGAAATCTGCCACCAAGAGAGGTGCTGCAAGAACTGGAACTAGATTAGGTGCTGCCCTTGGTGGTAAGATGATGGGTGGTCTTGGTGCTAGAATGGGCGCTAAGTTAGGAGCAAAATCGGTCGGCAAGGTTGCTGGTGGTGCAATTGCTAAGAGTTTGGGCAAGAAAATCCCACTGGTTGGATTAGGTCTTGGCGCTATCTTTGCTGCTCAGAGAGCAATGCAGGGAGACTTTGTTGGTGCTGGATTAGAATTAGCATCTGGTGCTGCATCTACAGTTCCTGGTATTGGAACTGCTGGATCTATTGGTATTGATGCTGCTCTAGCTGCCAGAGATATGACAATGATGGCAGATGGTGGTATTGTTAATTCGGCTACAAATGCGATTATCGGTGAAGATGGAAAAGAAGGTGTATTCCCACTAGAGGGAAGTAGAGGAAAGAAAACCTTCATGATGTTTGGTGAAGGTATTTTAGAAGCACAAAAAAGAAAGAAAGGAGACTATGCTAAACTTCAGGCACTTGGTTTATCAGAATACTATGAAAAACAGAATGGATGGGAGAACTGGTGGACTGGATTTAAAGATTTCCTTTCAAAACTTCCAGTAATAGGTCATTTGTTCAGAGACGACGAGGATCCATCAGATAATAATGGTAATAATGGTGATCTTGGTTCTGGACTTAGAAGATCTCTTTTGGGCACTTTTGGTGGATATGATAAATTAGATCCAACAGCAGCTGGCAGTGGTCTTGGCACATATGGAACTGGATTGAAGACAGGACCATCATCTAAGATTGGTGGTAGTAGTGCATATCATATTGACAGTCAGTTTAAGAGTTCTCTTTCTATGGAAGAGAAGGTTAAAATGATGGATGACCTTGCTGCAGCATATGCTGCTAGAGGGAGAAAGATTGAGTTTTCAAATGCTGCAGTTGCTGGACAAGTTTGGAATAGTGAATCTTCAATGGAAGAAAAGATGGCTTTATTACAAAAAGCATTTGAAGGGCATCAGATTCCTAGGGGACGTGAAGTTGATGCTGGTGGTTTTAATCGTATTGATTACTATATTCCAAAAATAGATGAAAACAGATTTGGTGCGAGTGCAGAAGGTGCTGAAATTCTAGTTCCAACTCGTGGAGCAACTACAATGGATTATGCTCGGGGTGGTGATTATGGTGCATTTGTTAACTTGAAAGATAAAGATGGCAATATCATCTTTAGAACAGGTCATGGTGATGTTAGAGGTGCTAGATCTGGAAGTGTTGATTTAAGTAAAGCAAAATCTGCTTCACCATCTAGACCTACACCTGCCAGTCCACCCGCAGGCGCTCCATCGTCTTCTCAAGATATTAGTCAGAATTTTGGTCTTAAACAACATGAAAACTTTAAGTTTATGCACAACGGTGTTTTGTATGAGGCATACAAAACAGAAAAAGGATTTGACATTTATAAACATGGCGGCAATATAATCCCACAGAAATTAGATACATCTGGTGGTAAAAATGCTGGTGTTGTCAAGTCTTTAATAGAGGCTGGAACACAAAGAACTTCTGATGCTGATAAACTCTCTTCAGCATCTGCAGATACTGCAACCACTGTTGCTGCTAAATCATCTGAAGATGCAGTTGCTTCTGCTACACCAGCAGCACCCCAAGTCACTGTTGTTCAATCACAAGGATCTTCCTCTGGATCTGGGTCTGGTAATCAAGCTGCAGCAGTTCCTGCAGGTATTAGTTCCAGTGATACTGGAACTGGACTATTCCAAGCAACCAAAATTCTAAATTCATAATATCATGGCAGACTTCGGATCTTTTACAGACTTTCAACTTAAGAGTGTTAAGATTTATCCTAGAGGTGGTAGTAAACCTGTAGAAATCAAACAGTTGATTAATACTTTTAGTTATGTTGAGAGTGTCTTTGCTCCATTTTTATCAGCAACAATGGAAGTTGTTGATAGTGGTGGTTTGCTTCAAGGTTTGCCAATTCAAGGTGCTGAAAAAGTAGAAATTGAAGTTCTCACTAATGCATCTGAAGAAGCAGTTGCATATACAATGGTTGTTTGGAAAGTAGGTAATCGATATGCACAAAATCAAAAGCAAGCATATACTCTTGGACTAATCTCACAAGAAGCACTTGAAAATGAAGTTAATCGTGTTCAGAGAAGACTTGAGGGAAATCCAGAATCAATTACTAAAGACTTATTAAACAATACAATTAAATCTGCAAAAACTGTATATTCGGAACCATCGTTGTTTGAAGTAAAGTTTTCTGCTAATAATGGAAGACCCTTTGACATTATTTCTACTTTAGCAATTAAGAGTGTATCTCCTCAAGCAAAATATAAAGAAGAAGCGACTAAGAAAGATCCAAATGCTAAAGAAGAAAGTGGATCGGAACCAACTGATAAAAAAGGAGGAAATAACGCAAAGAATATAACAGGATCTGGTGGATTTTTATTTTGGGAATCTAAACGAGGATATAATTTCTTTGCTATTGATTCTATGTGTGCTGATAGTGAGAGTAGTTTGAAATCCAGTAAGTTGGAAGATATTACTTGGGGACCATATTATGAGAAAATTGCTAATCAAGATGATGGATCGGATGACAGATACACAATTTACACATCCACATTTCAGTCAGAACTTGATTTGCTAACATCATTGAGGACTGGGAAGTATTCTTCATTTATTGCATTCTTTAATCATAGCACTGGAAAATACGAAGAGTATATTTACAACATACAAGATTCTTACGATAGTATGGCACACTTGGGTGGTCAGCAATCAATTTCACTAGTTCCAACGGATCAAATTTCTGACTTGTCAAAATATCCAACAAAAATTATGTCGTTCATGTTAGACCATGAAACATATTATAATGAACCAGGAATTGCAGATCCAGAAGATCCCAATGCTACAAGTCCAACATCTACTGCTGATTGGCAAAAGTTTTACGCAGCACAAGCAATTGCAAGATATCAGTTGCTAAAAAACCAATCATGTACTATAGTGGTTCCTGGTAACGTTGAAATTTGTGCAGGAGATAAAATTGACATAAGACTTCAGAGTAAATTGCCAAATGAAGAGGCAAAAGATGAAAATTATGATACAGAATCGAGTGGAGTATACCTTATTAGAGAGGTAACTCACACATATGACACGACCGTTGGAACAAATGGAAGATTTACTACAACTCTTCGCTTAATGAGAGATTCTTACGGAATGAAGGATAAGGTGTCAAATCATGGCACTAAATAATGTATACGGAGGTAACTAAACATGGAAAGCATCGAACAACATATTGAAGCAGACAAAGAGGAACTTGCTAATCCTCAACTCTCACCTCAACGCCGTCGTCATATCGAAGGCGAACTAGAAGAATTAGAAGCATACGCAGAGCGTCATCCAGAAGATCATCACGATCCTTCATCTCTGGAACTATACTGCGACAACAATCCAAGTGCTCCCGAGTGCTTAGTATACGATGATTGATTGATATGGATCAATTACTGTCACAGATAGTTCCATCCAATAGAATTGGCAATGACGGATTCAATTGGTGGATCGGGCAAGTTGAAGGAACCGCTCAAGATGAAAAAAACAACAAGGGCGGTTACAGATATAAAGTAAGGATTATCGGTGATCATCCCCAAAGCAGGGAGATCATTGATACTCCTAATTTGCCATGGGCACAAGTAATGATGCCTGTTAATGTTCCTTTCATGCCTGGTAACATTGGTGGCGGACATCCACAACTTGTTAAGGGTTGTTGGGTGGTTGGATTTTATCTAGATCAAGAAAGACAGAAACCCATTATTATGGGTTCTATTGGAGCAACTCCAGGGGCAGGAACAAAATTAGATCCAAAAGGACCAGATGCAGAAGCATTTACTTCTGGTCCAGAAGGATCTGGCGATCTAGCGGTAAGACCAACAAAAGACGGAGATCCATCACAAGAAAAGACAGAAAAGACAACTGGTGCTCTTCCAGATGGCACAAAGAGAGGAGATGGCGAAGAACGTGCTCCTACACCATCCGCTAAAATTCAAGCGATGAAAGATGAAGAGTGGTGTCAGACAGTAGCACAGAAGTGTAAAGATCCAGATTTAAAGACCCAGATGAATACTATTCTGGGTCAGATGCTTGCTGATATTCAGAGTAGTGGTGGTAATATTGGAACATATTACACAAGTAAAATAACTGGAGAATTAAATAGTGCTATTTCCACAGCAAGAACTTATATTAATCAAGCAATATCTGTTGTAACAGAATTTCTTGCTAGAGTTAAAGGATATATCTCAACAAAAATTGCAGCAGGTGTTGACGATTTAATTAAAGCAGCTTTAGCACCAGAAGAGACTGGTAATGTTCTCACTCCAGTAACAGAATGGTTTAACAATCTACTCAAAGATCTTGGTTGTCAGATGGAAGATCTTGGCGAAAGATTGATTGAGTGGTTGACGAATGTCTTGATGAGCTATATTGAAGAAATTTATAGATCAGTCATTTGTCATGTTGATGAGTTGGTTAATGGTATTATTTCAAAGATCAATGAATTGTTAAATGACTTATTTGATAGTATTTTGGGTCCACTGCAAGATATCCTCGGGGCGGTTGCTATTCCCCTTAATATTATTGGTGGAGCAGTTAATTATGTTCTTGAATTACTTGGCATTTCTTGCTCTGGTCCAGATACCACATGCACCAAATACAAGCAAATATGCACCACTGGAGAAGAGAAGGAAGGAAATGATGATAAAAACTTCTTAGATGATCTTTTGTCAGATATTGATAATTTATTTGGAGATACTCCAGCAGACTATACTCAGTATGTTTGTGACGAAGCATATACTGGTAGTCCTCTGGCGACAACGACAGTTGGATTTACTGGTGGTGTTCCTTCAGATGGATCTGGAACAACAGGAGGATTACCAACAACTAAGAAACCAAAAATTACATATAATATCGAGGATATTGAAGTTGTAGAAGGCAATATTGCAACATTTACTGTAACTCGATCTGGATATCTAGATTCTGCATCTTCAGTCAAGTATAAGACCTTGAAGTTGGGAACGGCAACAGAGGGAGAAGATTATATTGCAGTTGATGGTATTCTTGGATTTGCTCCTAATGAAACTGCTAAGACAATTCTTATTCAGACTTTATATAATCCAGAAGATGAACCAGAAGAGTTTTTCTATATTTCATTGAAGACAAATTCCCCAATAAATGGAAGTAAAATTGCATCTCTCTTCAAGAAGAATGTCGCTAAATGCACGATCACTGAACAAAATCTAAAAGAACCAGGAGATCCAACTACACCACCAACACAAAATCCATACAATCCAATTGATGCTCCTACAGCAGAAGACTTGCTACCAGAAAATCCAGGAAGTCAGACTGGAGATGATGGTGATACTACCACACCAACATATGCTCTTACAGCAAACAGAACATCATGTCCAGAAGGAGAGTTTATCATCTACACTATTACTACAACCAATGTAGAAAATGGAACGATTGTTTACTACACGATGAATGGAAAAGATATCACTCCAGGTGACATCATTGGTGGTTCGTTGAATGGTTCATGTGTAATCAACAATAACACAGTAAAAGTAACTGTTGGTATCGCAGATGATGGTGTTGTTGAAGATGCTGAGACGCTACGCTTCACATTAAACGGTAAAGGTGTATTTGTTGATGTTGTAATTACTACTGCAGATGATCAAGACATCGAAGACTTTGATGAAGGTGTTGGTGATGATACCGAAACAGTCTTCTTAGACTTTGAACTACCAACAGTTGATCCTACTAAGATTATTACTGATAACAATGGAGGAATTATTGAAATTCCTGTTGACAACCCAGGAGATCCTTGGGCAGAACCACCATATGTCTTTGTTGGAGGTAATGGAATTGGCGCTGCTGCAACGGCACTTTTGGATGAGAATGGATATCTAACAGAAATTCGTATTAAGAAACCAGGATATGGATATAAGAAAAACTTAGCATCTGATAGAGGAGTTCGTTGTATCATTGATAGTTTCACCATCTTGAGACCTGGCATTGGTTACACAGAAGTTCCTAAGATGTATGTCAATGGTGAACTTGGCGTTGCTGAAGCAGTTATCAACGATGATGGATTTGTCATTGGAGCTCGTATCCTTGACAGAACCAGAACATTCGATAAGTTTCCTGCTATAGATATTATTGGTGGTAATGGTTATGGTGCTAAACTATTACCTTCTCTAGCATGTCTAGAGACTGAAGCACTATCTACTATCGGTGCCACTAAGATTGGCACTGGTCAATACATTGATTGTCCATAATGGCACATACAGACTTACACGCAGCAACCGAGAAGAGAGCATACGGGCAGAAAAAAACTGCTCCTGCTAAAACTTATCCTACGGAAATTGCTAAACCAACAACTCCCGATGAAACTCAGGAGACCGAAGAACAACCCAAATTTCAGACTTGGTATAAGGGATACTTAACTAAGTCAGAGATTTATGAGAGGAAGATGCCAGATGGTCTTACTGGTGCTCTTAGAATAGATGGTCCAGATGCAAATGCGTTAGTTTTTACGGATGATGGATCTGTTAAGATTTTAACTGGCAAGAGAAATACAGAAAAAGGTTCTCCAGGTGGAGGAAAACTATGTATTAAAACTTGGGGTCAGCAGCAAGAACACCATGAAAGATCGGATCTTAAATTTAATTATGGATCTGATAAAGATAAGCAAGCATTGACTGTTCTTTGTGTTGGTGATTATGTAGAAGAAGTTAAAGGTGGAACAAGATATATTAATGCGACAAAAGTTTTAATTACTGCTACTTCTGAGTTAGTTTTGGAAGGACAAACGATTAAGTTGCAGTCTGATGGTGAAATTACCATGGCAGCACCTGCAATCAATACTACTCAGACTAACAAGAAAGACACTGTTACGGGAGAAAAGAAAACTTCTGGTGCTGGTGTAGATGTAACAGAACAATTTGATCCTCGCTCTAATGTTGTTTGGAACTCACCAAACATTCAGTGGAATGTTTCCCAAGATTATCAGCAGATCGTTGGTGGATGCTTACATCAATCTAGTGTTGGTGGCGCTGGAACATTGATCAAGAGTAGAACTTTTGGATATTACGCTGGAACATCAACTAATGCTGCTTTAGCGGGAACTAAAGCTGCTGGTATTTACAGCTCTGGAGAAATGGACTTAGTTGCAACTAGCGATGTAGTTGCAATTGGTGCAGATTTTTCTGTTACTACTGCAAATCTCAATGTTGATGCTGCTGCTGTGGACATTGTTGGTAGTGGAGATGTCTCGATCACGTCCTCAGGAAACGTTCGTATCACTGGCACATTAATTTATCTTAACTGATCGATCGGAAATCCGTATCGTAAACTGGCACAAGGGGGCTTGTTTTTGGCAACCTGCCATGCTAAATTACTCCTGTAGCAAATGGAGAGGTGCCTCAATTACTCGCACCAAACCACTTGACGCGCTTCTGCTTCATGTGCTATAATCAATCCATGCGATCGGGACAACCTGATCCATCATCTGCGGGTATCCATTCCGCAAGTAAATTTCGAGGAAACAATTATGTTCAAATCTGTTCTCGCAGCTGCCGCTGCTGCACCCCTTATGGCGACCGCTGCTATGGCAGGTCCCTATGTGAACGTCGAGGCTAACTCTGGTTTCACTGGTTCTAACTACACTGGCACTTCGATCGACAACCACGTTGGTTACGAAGGTGCTCTGGGCACTGACGCTTCCTGGTATGTCCAAGCAGGCGCTACCGTCGTTCTTCCTGACAGCGGTGCTTCTGACTGGGTTCCTTCAGGTAAGGCAGGTCTTGGCGTTGGTCTGACCGATAGCCTCTCTGCTTACGGTGAAGTTTCGTTCGTTGGTTCGGGCGTTGCTGGTGTTGACCGTTCTTACGGCACCAAGGCTGGTCTGAAGTATTCCTTCTGATCTCCTGACTTGATTGAGCGCACCTTCGGGTGCGCTTTTTTTATGCCTCTAAATAATTACATCTGATTTTTTATTATGGACTACAAACCTTATTCGCCCGAGTGGCACCGATGTAGATACTTAAAAGAAGCACTGTATAAGTATCTGGACGATTATGTTGACAATGATGTAATCATCAAAGATATTACAGATATTCTCTCTGAACGCTCTGAGAAGGCGTATAGGGAGTTTTCACGAATAAATGATCTAGAGGCAAAACTGGGAGAATAAGATGCTTTCTACGCAATACAGACTACGATTAGAGTTTATCTGTAAGAAGATTGCTAACAAGGAGGAAGTAAAACTTGAAGACATGATCTGGGCAGAAAAACTTGCCAAGAGACACACAACAGCACGCGACTGGTTGAACAAAGCACGCAGATGCGCCGCTAATGACATCCAAGAGGGCAGTATGGACGATTTCATGAATAAGATGGGTCTAGGTGATCCAGACCCCTCAAATTACCGCACAGGGTTCTCTGGTGCGGATGAGATCGTTGACTGGTTCAAACAAGACAAACCTGATGATTGGCGACAGAGAGACTAATGAATGATTTTTTAGATAACCTTGGTGCTGAACAGTACCGAAAGATGCATAACAAGATTGACGATGACTTTAAAAATTTTGCTGTTAAAACGCAACTAGACAATATTTGTAAGATATTAGGTGGTGAAGCAAAGCATTACACTTGCTGTGATAGAACCACTGAACATGAAAAAATTGTAATTGAGTATAACCATCAGAAAAAATGATACAAGCACTAGTTTATGGTAACGGTAGTCAAGAATCAGAAAGAGCAATTATGGTTCTTGAAGCATGTGGTCAGGACGTAAGAGAATTCTTACTAGGTGCTGACTTTAGCGACAAGCAATTTAGAGCTGAATTTGGATCAGAAGCAGAGTATCCACAGATTGCAATTGGTTTAGATCATCGTGGCAGTCTAAAAGAAACTCTTAAATACATGAGTGATAAAGGTATGTTTTCATGACAACAACTAGACGCAAGAAAAGCAGAGATGCCGAAGAAAAGTTCTTCTTGTATGTGGCATTTCATTCAGTATTCACAGCAATCGCTAACTTATTTCAAGATGACGATTGACAAATCTCAGAAAACCCAGTAAAATAACTCTGTTGAGGATAAGAAGACATCATGGCTTTAAAGACTTTTAAGAAGATCGATAGTAAGGGACACGAAGAGATCTGGGAGTGGGAAGAGACCCCAGAGCTCAAGGCATTCATCAAGCAGCAGTCAATCACAAAACTGTCTGCACCTCCCACAAGACCTACATAGTATGCTATAATTACTAGGTAATCGAGACAGGACAATGACGACGCCCAACTGGCAACATCACTCAAAGAAAGACCAGAAGCGTCGTCTAAAGCCCCAAGCATTACGCCAGGCAAAGGCAAAGCGTCAAGCACTCAAGAAAAAACTTCTAGTGCTTGCTTGAGGGACGGTGGTGGAATTGGTAGACACCCCAGACTTAAAATCTGTTGAGCGTATGCTCGTGCGGGTTCAAGTCCCGCTCGTCCTATTGGCATTTTATAACCATGACAGAAAGAGTAGAAGGAACTTTAGAAAGATTAGATCCATTTCACTTGCCAATCTTTCTATATCAAGATGCAATTAATGATGAGCAATGCGCTGCTCTGAGAGATTTTTGTGAACAACAGACATGGGGACCTAGCGTTCCTGATACTGTTGGACAAGAAAACTCTGATCGATCAACACGAGTATCAATTGATAAAGATGTTCTTCGTGGCATTCCTGACATGAAAGAACATTTTGAGATCCTTGTGCAGGATATTTCTAGACAGTTATTGTGCCAAAACAGTGATGGTTTTAGTGTCAAGAGTTCTTGGGTAACTAAAACTTCAAAAGGTCAAGGTAGTCCTCTTCATTTGCATAAGAACTATTACATGGCTGGTATTCTATATCTTCAGGATGATAACATTCTAATCCTAGAAAATCCATTTTGGGACAAGAGTAATTTTGTATTTCCAATTTACAAACAAACTCCATATACCTGCACTAGTGCTAGTATACAACCGCCAAAAAATTCATTTTTACTATTCCCTGCATACATGAAACATGAAATTCCTGTATGGGATAAAGATGAAGATCGTTACAGTATTGCAATGAATATACACCCAATTGGTGATTATGGACTAGAAACATCTTGGATCAATGTTAAATAGTAATGTCAGGAAAATTTGACAAAGGTAAATGACTAAGTTCAAGTATACAATTAGCAGAAGATATGTCTTTGTTGACAATGAACCTGTGCTGATGTATTATATTGAAAGTATTCCATTTGCCTTTGACGTTCTCGAAAGAGAAGAAAAAGAAGATAAGTGGATTCTGTCTGAAGCAGCACTTAATCAAGAATATACACTTGAAGATATCTTCAGGTATTCTGATTATTTGATTGCTGAAGAATGCCACCCAGTTCTGTTTGAATTAGACCTCGTTAATCCAGAAGTTTTACCCGATGAATCAGTTTCTTGATCTGCTTGTAGGAACATTTTCTAACAAAATCCAAGCACAATCTCACCCCACTCGTTATGCTCACATCTGGGTAAATCATCGGAAAATTTCCGATAATCGCGTTTATGGCGAACAAGCATATAACTATCTTAAGAACAGACCATACCGACAGTTTGTTATTGAAGTAGTTGCTGAGGAGGAACAGTTCCGTCTCAAGAACTATGAGATCAAAGATGCCAAGCAGTTTGCAGAGTGCAAAAATCTCGAAAATCTTACTGATGACCTCTTGACATACCGTGAGGGATGCGATATAATTATGAAGCAGACAGGGAACTCCACCTTCACTGGTGGAACTTCTACTTGCAACTGTTATGTTGAGTGGCAGGGTGTTAAGACCTATGTTCAGAATGAAGTAATCCTCAGCGAAGAAGATTACCAAGTTGTTGATCGTGGTCTCCATACCGAAACCAATCAAAGAATTTGGGGTTCTGAATGGGGAGCATTCAAATTCAAACGTATGGGGTTGTAGCTCAGTCGGTTAGAGCGCCTGCCTGTCACGCAGGAAGTCGAGGGTTCAAGTCCCTTCAGTCCCGTATGCCACTTTAGCTCAGCTGGATAGAGCAGGGTTTTTGTAAAGCTCAGGTCACCCGTTCAAGTCGGGTAAGTGGCTCCAGGGGAATTAGCTCAGTTGGTAGAGCACCTGCTTTGCAAGCAGGCTGTCAGCGGTTCGAGTCCGCTATTCTCCATTCGCTATTTGCAAATAGCGAACATATTCCTCTATAGCTCAGTCGGTAGAGCGTCTGACTGTTAATCAGAATGTCCCTGGTTCGAGCCCAGGTGGAGGAGTTAGGGTAGGTGTCCGAGTGGTTAATGGAGGCGGACTGTAAATCCGCTGGCTCTGCCTACGGGGGTTCAAATCCCTCCCTGCCCATACTTGGAGGTATTATGTTAAATAAATTGCGTGGTGATGTAACATGGGGTGAGCAATTCTACTACATTTACATCTGTATTAAGGAAGTATCTAGACTATGCCTTATAAAGATAAAGAAGAAAATCGTAAGTATCAGCGTGAGTGGGCTAGAAAGAATTCTAAAACTTCTAAAACAAATCAAGTTAGTGCTAAGAGGCGAAAGCAGATAGTTGATGATGCAAAGAAGCATCCATGTATCATCTGCAATAAACAATACCCACCAGAAGTAATGGATCTTCTACACATTGATCCAACACCAAGGAAGCATAGTATATCGAAATTATTACAGATTGCAAGTTATAAGACACTGCAAGAAGAAATTGATAAGTGTGCTCCAATATGTGCGAACTGCCACAGACTATTAGAGCATGGTTATGTAGACCTTCCCGATCTCATTGTGGTTCCTTAGGTTCAAATCTCTTAACTTTTAAAAATTAGAACCTGACTGGGATTTCTAGGTTTTTCTGGTATAAATAAACCCGAGGACAAAGTTTGTAAGGTCAGGGTAATCATGCCATTAACACGTTTAGATAACCTTATCAGCTCGAAAACTGGTAAGTATCTTTATGTTTCTCCAGACGATTTTAACGCGACTGATGCGTTATCTAACAGAGGTAACTCACCTGTTACTCCATTTAAGAGTATCCAGCGTGCTTTCTTAGAAGTTGCGAGATATTCTTATCTTCCTGGTTTTGGTAATGATAGATTTGACCAGTTCAGCATCATGCTGATGCCTGGTATTCACTACATTGATAACCGCCCTGGCACTGGTGATACTAGTTTAATTGATATCTTTGGTTTCGATCAAGGAACTAACGCATGGACTGATGACAGCATCCTTGATATCTCCAATCCCGACAACGTTCTCTACAGATTTAACAACACTGAGGGTGGTGCAATCATCCCCAGAGGTTCTTCTCTTGTAGGTTATGACCTCAGAAGAACCACAATCAGACCTCTCTATGTTCCTGACCCTGCAACTACAACTAGAGAGATCCCTCGCTCTGCTATCTTCAATGTAACTGGTGGTTGTTACTTCTGGCAGTTCACCATTAAGGATGGTCAAACAACATCAGAATCTCCTCTGTATAACTCAGCAGCAGGAACTGGTGAGGTTTACTATGATCCTTCTGACTTCACTAAGAAGGCAGCACCTAACTTCTCTCACCACAAACTAACTGTTTTCGAATACGCAGACAAGGAAGAACTTGCTCTGTTCTATAGAAAGATTGCTAAGGCATTCTCTGCATACCAGCCTACAATCGATGATCCAGGCGAATTCGACTTCAACATTCAGGAAAACAGAATTGTTGGACCTCTATCTGACAGTAGAGTTATTGAAAGTCTGAAGCTAACTGATGCTACCACTGATTCTAGCATCCCTGCTTCTACTACTGAGGTTGAGGTAACAACCAAGGTTGACCATGGTTACTTCCAAGGTCAGTTTGTTGCCATTGCTAACACTGAGATTGATGATGTTCTTGAGGGTATCTTCCCTGTTAAAGAAATCGATCAGAATGATCCTCGTAAGTTTACATATGAAGTTCCATTCGTTGTTAGTGCAATCGGAACTAATCTTGCATCTGGTCAGATTGTCAACCAACCAACTCTGGGTGCCAATGCACAAACTCTAGCAGAAGTTGATAGTGTTGAATCTGCATCACCATATGTCTTCAACGTATCAATCAGATCTACCTGGGGTATTTGTGGTATCTGGGCAAATGGTCTTAAGGCGACAGGCTTTAAGTCAATGGTTATCGCTCAGTATACGGGTGTTTCTCTACAGAAAGACGATAGAGCATTCATCCGTTATGATGAGTATTCTAACACTTGGAACCAAGCATCACTAGTAGATGCATTTGCTACTGTTCCTTATCACACCAAGGGTGATAGTTACTGGAAGGATGAGTGGAGAAACTTCCACGTTCGTGCATCTGATGACGCATTCATTCAGAACGTTTCGATCTTCGCTGTTGGTTTCGCTGATCACTTCCTGATGGAAAGTGGTGGTGACATGTCGATCACCAACTCTAACTCCAACTTCGGTAATACATCACTTCACGCTATTGGTTTCAAAGGTTTCGCCTTCAACCAGGATAAGGGTGGTTACATTACCGATATTATTCCACCTAAGCAGGTTAAGGATACTGCTGCACAAACCAAGAAAGTTGCCTACTATACGGTTGACATTCAAGGCACTCTACAAGAGAGTGGCAACTACACTAAACTATACCTAGGTAGTGACGACATTGTTCAACCAACTGATCGTCCTGCTGCTACCATTGACGGTTTCAGAATTGGTGCTAAGTCTAACGAAGAACTGTATGTTAAGTTAGATCCAGCACCTGGCACAGATGAGTTCTTTAGTGCTAGACTAGAACCTACTGGTTTTGTTAAGTATCTTGCCAAGGGCACTATCCTCAATCCAACTGGTGGTGTTGTTAACAACATCTATGCTGACGCTGCTAATCTAATTGAAAGCAACCGCCGCATGATCCAGGAGGAAGTCTTCGGTTATATCCTAGAGAAGTATCCTAGACTTCAGAACATTTCTTATGTCAACCCTGGTTTAAATCCTGCAGGCAACAGATACTTCGATGCTCGCAATCTAATCCTTGCTAACCGCCAGGAGATTGTCAACACAGCATTCGACCAGATGGTTGAAACTTATGGCATCTCCAACATTCAAGGTGTTGCTGATGGTAAGTGCAAGCGTGACATTGGTTTCATTGTTGACGCTATCGCAGAAGACCTTAGAGATGGTGGTAACGCTAACATCATCGATGCTACGAAGTTCTACTTCGATGGTGCTGGTGCTCCAATCAACAACGGTCTTGTAGGTGAAGAAGAGCAATCAATCTTTGCATTCAACAGAGCTCGTGACCTCTGTAAGAAAGCAGTTGCTAACCTATTGACTGTTAAGGCAGACATCTACGATCCTGATCCTAACAGCATCTTCTTCAATGGTTCTACCAATAAGTATCCTGACTTTATTGCTGGTAAGGGTTACACTGGTTCTGCAGCAGAAGAAGCAAACCTAACAAGCAATGGTGTTACCTACGATCCTGCTGGTATCGCAGATCCCGCTGGTCGTTATAAGGATGCTCGCAATCGCATTGTTGCTAACAGAGACTTTATCCTTGATGCAGCACTTGCTGAGGTTGCTGTTTATCATCCAGATTTCTACATTCCTGGCGATACTCAGACTAATGATCAGTCAAGATATGCTGATGCATTCCGTCTAATCCGTCGCAACAGCAAGGAGATTGGAGACAAGGCACTTGCTGCTATCGCACTTAATCACCCAGACTTCTACATTCCTGGTGATCAACAGACTGATGCATCTTCTAGATTTGCTGATTCATATCGTCTCATTCAACAGAACAGAGATCATATTGTTGACACTGCACTAGCACAGATTGCTATTGGTCATCCTGATTTCTATATTCCTGGTGATCAGCAGACCGATGCTCGTTCAAGATACAACGATGCATATCGTTTGATCCAGCAGAACAAGACTGAGATTGTCAATACAGCATATGCAAATATGTTTGCCATCTATCCAAACTATGATGGTAACAATGGTAATACATTTGGTGACAAGTGTAAGCGTGACCTAGGTTATCTGGTTGATGCGGTATCACTTGATCTATTTGTTGGTGGTAATAAGTATTCTCGTAAGTTTATCTCTGAATACTTTGATGGCAATGGCAACTGGATCTCTGGTGGTCTACAAGGTGAAGAGACTGCATCGATTGAAGCATTCAACCAAGCAAGAGATCTGATGGGTGCTGCTGTTGCTAACCAGCTCAGCATCTCTGATCCTACCATTACAGAAGGTCCTGCACAGTATGGTGGCGGTGGTCCTAATATCCCCAGAACTAATGCTGGTGCTTGTGATGATGTTCAATCTGCAATTGACACTCTCGTAAATATCATCACTACACCTATTTCTGCTGGCAACCTGTCTGGTCTAGTTGCAGAAACTCCTTATATTTCTGGTGCTGGCGAGAGCAAGTGCCGTAGAGACATCGGTTACTTTGTAGATGCAGTTGCACTTGACCTATTCATCAATGGTAACGAGTATACATGGAAGTTCTGTGCAGAATACTTCACCAATGCAACTACACAAATTTCTGATGGTCTTGTAGGAGAAGAAGCGGAGAGCAGAACTGCATTCGCTAAAGCTGCTGACATGATGAAGCAGGCAGTTACTAATCAACTCTATGAAAAAGATCTAACCATTACTGTTGATAATGCACCTGGCAGTGACTATGGTCAAGTTTCTAGAAGTTTCACTCCACATGCTGCAACCTATGACCCAAATACTGGTCTTGCGGTTCTTAGCATTGCTAATCATGATCTCTCTGTTGGTGATTATATCACCATTGCTACGGATTCGTTAACCTTCACTTGTGATCTGGATGGTAACGCTACCCAGCATACCTATCCTCGTGCTACTGATCCTGCCGCTGGTCAGTATATTGAAATCACTGCTGCTACCGATGATACTATCACCGTTAATGTTGGTGATGGTGGCACTAACACCAGTGTTCATACATTTGTAAGTGCTTCTGCTAATGCAGTTACATTTGGTGCTAACACTGCAAATCAACTAACTGATATTCAACCAGTTCTCTGTTCGGATGTTCAGTCTGCAATTGATACCCTTAACACTATTGTTCAGGACGTATTCATCGCTGGTAACCTCAACGGTATGCCACTTGAGATCAACAAAGGATCTGCTGGTCCTGGCGAAACCAAGTGCCGTAGAGACATTGGTTACTTCATTGATGCTATCTCTGTTGACATGTTCGCTGGTGGTAACAAGCACACCAAGGAATTCACAAGACAATACTTCACTAATGCTACAACTCCACTAAGCAATGGTCTTGTAGGTGAAGAGACAGAGAGCGTAACTGCATTCACTGCTGCTGTCAATGAAATGAAGAGAGCAGTATACAATGCTCTATATTATAAGGATTTAACTGTCACTGAAGGTGATAGTGAGTATGGCATTGGCGATGGTCCAATTGATAACCAAGATTCTACAGCATGTTCTGACGTTCAGAACGCAATCCAAACCCTAGGTGATATTGTTACCGATGCAATTACTGTTGGTGCTATCACAGGTGGTATCTGGAACAGTGCAGATAATGCTGGAACATTCCTCACTGGTGAGACTAAGTGCCGTAGAGATATCGGTCATGTTGTTGATGCTATTGCACAAGATCTCTGGTTCGGTGGTAACGAGTATACCATCGCTGCAACTAAAGAATACTTCAACAACAACGCCTTAATTGGCAACGGTGTTGATAATGAAGTTGGTCCTTCGATCACTGCATTCAAACGTGCTGCTGATCTAATGAACCGTGCAGCAAATAACCAATACTATGATAGAGATCTAACCATTACTCTTGATCAGGTTGGAGATCCTCCATTTGTATCAGACATTCATGCTGATGCATATAATCTTGTTCTTGACAATAAAGAGTTTATTGCTGAAGAAGCATATCAGCGTATGCTACTTGCATATCCATCATATGCTCCACAGACAGGTAATACCAAGCAAGATTGTCTAGATGATGTATATGATGTCCTAGAAGAAGTAATGTGGGATGTCAAGTTTGGTGGTAACTCTAAGACTTATGATGTTGCTAAGATCTATGTAACCAATGTCTTTAATGGTCAGGCAATCTCTACCTTTATTGATGCTGAGCGTGATGAAGCTGCTAAGGTCTTTACTGAAGCAAGAAATATTGCTATCCAGTGCCTCAGAAATGAAACTGTAACTGTTACCTCTGGTAACACTCTGACCCAGAAGAAAGATCTCACTATTGTTGATGACTGGGATATTGATGAGTTACTACCTACCTGTGGATCTGCTGCTGGTGCGGTTGATACTCTCTTTGGCGTTGTTCTTCAAGCAATTGGATCTGACAGTGGTGTTGGTAATCTAGATGGTATCACTAGAACAACTGGTGCTCCTGCAGATCCAGCATATAATACGACTGTAACTCTGACTGCTGCTACCAGCAATACTCTAACATTTAACGTTGGAACTTCTACCCACAATTATACTCATAAGTTTGTAAGTGCTCTTCCTGGAGCTATTGTTTCTGGTGGAGATTATGATCATAGATTTGAAAGTGCTTCCGCTAATTCTATTTCTGTAGTTAATGCTGGTCAACTAACACCAACCAATGCTGTCTATGATGCAGCAACTGGTGTCATGACAATGTATTTTGGTGCTGCTCATGGAGTAACAACTAGTGATCAGTTCAGCATTGCTAATAGTTCAATTGTGTTCTCTTGCTCCAGTGACAATTATGCATCAACAATTGCATATCCACGCCCTGGTGTTGATCCTCAAGCAGGACAAAATATTACTCCAACTTCTGTAACATCACATTCAATCACATTTAATGCTGGTGCATCACCTGCTGTTGAGCATAATGTCAGCACCGCAACTTATAATCCTACAACTGGTGATGTTGTTGTTACAACTTCTACTTCACATGGTTTGACCTCAGGCAAGAAGATCTTTGTTAAGACCGAAGGTTTAACATTCAGTTGTGCTAAAGATCAATATGAAACCACTCATTCATATCCTCGCGCTGCCAAGGCATATCAGCCAGATGTATACACAGTAGGCAACTGTTCTGATGTTCTTCAGACTATTGACACTCTAACTGGCATTATTTGTGATGCACTTCTTGCTGGTAATCTGAATGATCTACCACCAGTAAGCAATGGTCAGTGGGATTGTGCTAACGTCCGTTCTACGATTGAGAACCTATTTGATATTATTACTGAAGCAATCGGTGGTGGAACTCTTGCTGGTCTACCTCCTGTTAACACTGGAGACTTTACAATCAACAACGAAGCATCTAAGTGCTTCCGTGACGTTTCTTACATCGTTGACGCTGTTGTCAATGACTTGAGACTTGGTGGTAACATTAACAGTATCCAAGCAGGTGAAGCATACTACGTTGGTAATAGTCTCACCTACATCGATGATGAGAAGACCGAAACTCTAGATGCATGGGATTACGTTGGACAGTTGGCAACTGCTGCAATGCGTAACTTTGATGTTCTTGCATACAACTGTTCAACGACTGCTGGTTCTGCAATTGTTGACGTTAATGACACTCGTGGTATTGTCATTGGCATGAGCGTCAAAGAATATGACAACACCAATTCAGTTAACCCCGCATATGTCAATGGTCTATTGCAGTCTGGTGCAACTCCTGTATACAGCAATATTCCTGAGGGTGCATATGTTAAGCGTATTGTAAGCAACACTGAAATTGAACTTGGTGTTGAGAACTCAAGACTAGACACTGGTAACCTAGTTAATGCTCTACAAACCAGCACTACTACAGAACTATACTTTGTATATGAGAAAGGTATCTGGGCAGACACAGAACCAACCACAGTAACTGTTGGTCCTGAGGCAGATGGTCCTGATGTTATTCAAGACACCTTGACTTCACCAACATCTAGAGAATGTGCGGGAACTGCTAATGCAATTGATAACCTAATTGGTGTCATCACCACTATCATCAATAGTGGTCTTGGAACTGTTGTTAGACAAGAGCAGACAGTTGATACTGCTCTACTAGCATCCAGAGCAACTGTATTTACAATTGACACCACAGGCGCTGGTCCTTCTAACCCACATAACTTTGAAACTGGCACACCAGTTAGATTGGTTCCCCGTCCACGTTTCGACACTACAACTGGTAAGTATGTTGACGTTGATAAGCGTCTTGTCAGACTACCTAAGGGATTTGATACCAACGAAACATATTATGTCATCGCTCCTGGTAGAGTAACACAACCAGAAGATTATTCTGGAACTACATTCTTTGATGGTAGCGATCAAACTAAGTTGATGCTTGCAACCTCTAAAGAGAACGCAGCAGCAGGTATCTACATCTATGCATCCGAAACTGATAGTATTGACAAGGATGTTGAGATTGATCTTTATCAGTTTGTCCTAGATGACAAGTATGATCTACACAACTATGTTGGTGTAACTTCTACTGCCACTTTAATTCAGACAGATGTATCTCACGTCTTTGATATTCCTGATGCAGGCACAACTCCACAGTTAGTTTTCATTAGAGAAGTAGAGGGCGGAGTTCTACCAGCAGTTGCAAGTGGTCAGGCAAGTGATCCTGATATTGCTGTTACAGATCCTACAGATGCAAATGTTGGTAGAATTAATCCTAATAAGGAGTTCTATGCTAAGTATGTAACTAATAAGCAGTTCTCACTTCACACGACACATGCTGATGCAATTAACGGCGTAAATCCAATCACCTTTGTTGTTACTGCTAACAAGTTCAACGTTTATGCTAACAAGCGTCGTTCGCCAATGCGCTTCGACCCAGGATTTACTAATAGCGTAGCAGATACTGGTAAGTGGTATATTCAGTGTAAGAATGATGTTACTGGTCAACCAGATAGCATTAAGAAAGAAAATATCTTCTGGCGTATTAACGAGAGTGACTACGCGGATCGTCCAAGATCCACTGACATGTGGTATGAGCGTCTGGATGACACTCGTGAGGCAGATGAGAGAACTTACAAACTCCGTTTCGTCATTCCTAAGTATCTTGAGAACGCAAGAGATCCTATCAATGGTTTCGTTCTTAAGACAAGAACTGACGATACTCGTAAACTTGTTCCTCAGAAGATCCTACTCAAGCCTGTAACTGGCACAGTCTATGGTGCTCGTTTCGAAAACCCAAGACAAGCGGGAGAATTCATTGGTTATACTGATGCAGACTTCACTACAAACAACCTCAACACAGATGTTGCATATGATCCATATCTAAGCATCGACAACCGTGCATTTGCTAAGTTCAATTCTGGTATTCAGGCAACTATTCAGTCTGGTCGCTATGTTGAAGATGTTCTTGATCCTTCAATCAAGTATCTCGAACTCACAGTCTTTGACCACACAATTAATGCTACGGATTTCTCTGGTCTAACCAATGAGATCCTAACGACAGTTAAGATTACTGCTCCTCAGGGTGGAGATTTTGTTACCAATAAGACTGACAATTCGCCAACTGATACAAATGCTGCAGCATTTGCTGGTAACAGCTCTGGTCAGTGCAATATCCACGCATACTACAGCGTTGGTGGTGATCACTATCTAATCATCAAGAATATCCGTGGTGGTATTCTTGAGTATAGTGAGTTCACTAACACCAGATTTACTCAGGGTAATGTCTTTGCTGATATGCTGGAAGACCAGGATATGGGCAAATCGCTACCTCTAAAAACACTAATCCGCAAAAATTTCTCCCAGTATTTTTACAAGCAAGACGGCGCGAATGTTTATACCATCACTCCTGGTGATCGTATTCAGGATGACGCTGGTGTTGAATACTATGTTGCTAGTGTTGATGATGTTGGAGTTGTTGAAGATACATTCTACATCTTCGGTTATGAGACACTACAGCGTAGAATTGCTGGTCAGCAAGATGGTGTTTACTACATCACTGCTCTTCGTGGTAATGTTTCTCCATTCCCAACTGGTGCTGGTGTTTCTACTAACTTCCGTAGATTTAAGTTCTCACAACCAGTCAGCAAACTGTATCCTCTAAACTACAGAAACGATCCTCTCTGGTTCCAAAACAACGGAACAACTCAGGCAGAGAAAGATTACTATGCTAACCTAATTGACCCACCACAGGCATTCTCTGCTGCTGACAACTATGTTCATGGTCTAGTTACTGTTAACGACTATAAGAACTCTGTAACCAGAGAACTTGTTGAAGATCTAATCAGCAACCCTGCATTTATCCTCAACACCTACACTGGTGATAATCAGATTAGAGCACAGGAAGGTAATGCAGTATCTGGTTCAGAAGATCGTCGTATTCGTATCGCTGGTGACAGCACTGTTCTAGCAGATCAGAGATACTACATCGAACTTCGCAGACCATCTATTGCTCGTGCTGGTAACCATACATTTGAATACCTTGGTTTTGGTCCTGGTAACTACTCCACAGGTCTCCCAGCGCGTCAGGAAGTCGTCCTAACACCTGAGCAGGACTTCTATGCTCAAAGTAAGAAACAAGACGCTGGTATCGTCTTCTACACGGGTATTAACTCTCAGGGTGATCTCTACATCGGTAACAGAAGAATTAACGCTATTACTGGTGCAGAGACATTCATTGATGCTGCAGTTCTTGCAGATGACGGAGACGAGGATGATGTAATCGGTGGTCTCGTTACTACCTTCGATACACCTGTAACATTCAACCAGAATATTACTATTGTTGGCGGTGATGGATCACTTGCTAACTCGATTGAATCTCCTCTCGTTATCTCTGTTCAAGATGGAGACTTCACTCAGGTAGATGATTCACTAATCATCCGTTCTAATGTCAAGAGCACCAAGAATGATCTAGGTGTTATTGAGCAGGACGAAAGACTAGACAGAACACAATTCAATCCACCAACTGCTGGTGATATTCGCATCAGCAAGAACAGAATTGCATCTGCTGTCTTTGAGATCACTCCAATCAGATACCCAAGAGCAAGAGGATACAAGTTCCTCACACATGCTGTTGGTGACTTTGGTTCTAACCTAACACCTAACCAGTCTCCACTAACAAGTGCAGGTGGAACAAGACTAGTTACTAATCAGTATATTGATTATGCTGGTGTTATCCCAACTCCTGGTGATGTTCTAATCAAGGGTGAGCAAGTCAACCTAACTGGATCCTTCGCTTGGGTCTACTCTGATGGTTATACTGAGGTATCTGCTACTAGCATCCTCAAACTCACATTTGATGGTTCAAATATCTTCAAGGTTGAGTGGCAAGCAAATGGTGTTGCTGTTCAGAACCAGGCACTTGGTATTACTGATAGTTCACAAATCAGAGTTTCTGATTACTATCCAAACACTGATCTTAACGGAACATGGTATATTGTTTCTCCTGCAGGAGATCCATTCTCCTCAACTAACAACTATGTCCATGTTCAGATTATTGATCCTATTCCTTCTGAGATCAAGCCTTGGGCAGATGTTGTCAATGGCGCAACTGGATCACAAGATCCAACCATCGAGTTCTCTAACTCTGCTTGGAAGGAAGTTGGTGTCATTGGTTCTGAGGCAATCAGAACTGAAACTGATACTATTGGAGACTTTAAAGTTGGTATTAACACCATCAACCGTGCTACACATGATGCTGTTGAGAATGCATGGGTTGAGGAAGCAAATACAGATCCTCGTGCTAACCTAGACGTTGTTGGTAATGCATACATCAGCGGTCGTAAGACGACTGACTTCCTAGATCACACCAACTTTGCTGATCGTGAGAAGAACAGAATTGCTGATGCTCTAATCGTTGGTGGTGACAGTTCTGTTCCTGCTGATGAGGCAGTTCTGAGAGTTTCTACCGAAACTTCTACTCCTCTTGAGAACGGTAGACCTGTTGCTGAGGGCAAGGTTGGCGTTAATGCTACCGATGCTGAACTCAACAGAGCACTAGTTGTTAAGGGTGATGCTCGTTTCACTGAAGATGTTCAGTTCGAGCGTGACATTGAAGTTCAGGGTGATGGCACTGTTGCTGAAGTTAGAACTGACATCACAACTGGAACTGTTAACCTCTTTACTGATAGTACATTTGTTGGAACTGCAAACAGCACTGGTCTGAACCTTGCTGGATTTGCACAGACAATCAAGATTGGCGATGAGCAAACTGGAGATCAATTCCTCAGACTTGGTAACTCTGCTGATCACTCAAATATCTTCATTGGTGACATTGCTGACACAGCATCATACATCTCGAAGATCCAAATTGGTGGTGCATATAACAACAACTCTTCTAACTCGTTCACATTAATCGGTTCTAAGCAGTTTAGTGTTGCTGGTGATGTTCTAATCGGTGCAAATAGAACAATTGGTGGAGATGCAACTGATCCTGATCAGGTCGTTACACTAAGAACTGAGGCGGGTGTCCTCAACTTCTTTACTACTCAGACACAGACAGTTAACTTTGCTACCAACGCATCTCTAATCACTATCGGTGGTCAGGGTGGTAGCACTACTATCAGAAACAACTTCACAGTTGATGCCAATGCTCGCTTCAATGGTGATATTAAACTTTGTGGTGGTAACGCATCTTACTCCTTCGAAGGTCTAAGAGGACAACTGGGCACAGATGACTTTGCTCATGCTAGTGGTGTTCTTGGACAGAATACATTCAACAGCAACATTGACATCATTAATGTTTCTGTTCTAACGGTTGCTGACTTTAACAACCCAACCCCTGCTGAAATCTCCGCTGGTTTCAACAGAATTGATACCGTTGGTTCTGCAGACTGGGGTGATGCATCTTATCAGGAGGCAATCACTGGAGGCGGTGCTGAAGGTGCCGATCTACCAGCAATTACTGGTGATGAGTTCTATCTACCACTCAAGTATAAGCCAACTCCATACTTCCAAGCAGGTGACTATATTCTTCTTGACACTGTTATTACTGGTAGCGGTGCAACCGAACAGTATCCTGAACTTGTCAGAATTACTGAAGATGGTCTACAGGGAGCAGAAGCAACACCTTACTATCTCAAGGTTCGCCGTCATCCACTTGGTTCATTCACCAAGTATAAGTTACAGCAACTATCTCCTGCTCTAGATTATCTGGAGACACACCCAGATACTACAAACATTTGGAAGTGTAATATTGCTTTCGATGCTACTTGGACAACTCAGACAGTTGATGCAACTGGTCCTGTTGATAACTTCTACCTTTCACAGTTTGGTGGTTCACTAACAACTAATGATTACGTTATTGTTGATCGTGAAGATACTAACGATGATGGAGACTTCAACCAGGGTGAAATCGTTAAGGTTCAGACCCAGTTGGATCAAGTTTCTAAGAAACTGATTGTTACCAGCGGTTGTGATAGTGCGAACGAAGTTCCAGTCTTTATCGTTGATAGTGTCACTGGCGACATTATCATGGGTGATGAGAATAGTCAGACTGCTGTTACAAACATGTATGGCAGCTTGACACTGAGAGGCGGTTGTGGTGCTACTCCAATCGTCAACGATATCTTTGATATCTTTGCTGATACTTCTGACAATGCTAAACTATCTCTAAACAACAGAGACTTCACAACATTTGAAGTTGATACTTGCCAAGGTAACACAACTATTGGTAATGAATGGGGTTGGGTTTGGGCAGTCCAAGGATACTACGGTTCTACTGAGGTTGCTCATGATACAGATGCACCAGTTTATGTTTATACTAGAGATCCACAGACTGCACAAGCAACAGGTCCACAAACTTTACTTGCTTCTACACTATCTGGTGGACAGACCGAATTCATGGTTGTCAACAGCATCACTGGATTTGAAACTGGTGACCTAGTTGCAATCATCAATGGTTCAACACAGGCAGAAATCATTGTTATTACTGATGATCCATATATTGATGCTACTACAAATGAACCACGCATTCCATTCAGATCAACTAGTGCATATCCATCAGGTGGTCGTGCTCAAGAAACAACATCAGCGGGATCTTTCCTAGTTGGTGCTGTAGTTGTTAAGATCCAGAAGGATACCAGAACAACAACTCTATTGGAAGCACTACCTGCAACTGGTAGAACTCAGGCACCTACGCCAAACACTAATCCTGATAGAATTGTCCTCAAACTTGCTAATGGTAATCTGGTTTCTCAGAAACTTGACTATGAGCAATTCATCAGAATTGGTAGTGAGTTCTTCTTCCCAGATAGTATTGATGGCACAGTTGATCCTAACTTCGGTGTCAAGATGCCTAAGAGCATCAGAGATACTAACGATGCAGATTCTCCAGAAGAAGGCATCAGAAGATACTTTGGTGGTGGTAAGTTAACGATCAACGATGATCTTAACATCAACGCTGGTAACTTCAGAATGTATGGCACGGATAGCAAGACACTCATTCTTGGTATCGCTAACGATGATGGTCACCCAGGTGATGGTGCAATTCTTGACCCAGTTACTGGTAGAGCAGGAATGTACCTCAACGGTAGAGCAGACATCTATGGTAAGTTGAGAGTATACAAGCAGACCTGTCAAGAAAATGGCGTCTGCAGCAATGACTTGATGTTCGACGTTGATAACAACGACGGATCTGTAAGACTAGGCGAAAGTCTCTACATCAAGGGTCAAATTAAGGAGAATGCAGATAATACTGCTGAAATCCTTCACATTGATAACATTGGTGGTGCTGGTAATACTGGAGCTGGTCCTAAAGACTTCATCATGTATCAAGATGGATCCGTTGATGCCTTCGGTATCAGCAGATACTTCAACTCGAATGGTGGTCGCCGCTGGACTTATCTTGCAGCATCTACAACTGGTTTCGGACAAGTTGTTGCTAATCCACTACAACCTAATGGTAACTATCTCGTTAACCCATCTTCTAGCGGTAACATGGTTGTTTATCTACCATCTGAAACTGCTCAAACAGGAGACATGATTAGGTTTATAGATATTAGTGGTAACCTATCCTATAATGCAAACTTGATTATTCGTGCCCTACCAATTGGAACAACTGCTGTTCCTATCCAAGGCGACAGCACTGGAACTAAGGCACAGGCAGGTTCTGCGGAACCATCTGCACTTGCATGGGCTAGTGGTGAACTTATCGTCCAAACCCGAAATGCATCCTTCGGTCTGGTTTATGTTGGAGTGAGTGATGCTCAGGGTGATCCAAATGCATCCGAAATTCCCACAGATTTACGCGGTTGGTGGTTAGTAGAGCTCTAATATGGCAGTCAGATACGGAATAGTCAAGTTCATGAAGAGTGCCAGAATTGGCACTATCATGCCCTGGTCTGGGGATGGTAATACAGGTTTCGCCCTGTCTAACATCCCCCAAGGTTGGATTGTTTGCGATGGAAAGCTACAGGATGCTGCAAGGTATCCTTTATTAGCAGCACAGATTGGAGATACATACGGTGCTGATGCAGCATTTGGTGGAGATTTTCCAGAATATACTGGAAAATTTCGTGTGCCAAATATGACACTGCAAATGCCTATTGACTTAGAACCAACGCATCTTGCACAGACAGCATATCAGTATGGTCAAACTGACGCATATGATGTGTTGGTAACTAATTCTTATACTGGTGACCCACTGGTAGATGGATTTGGTAGCATTAGTTTGAATTCGCCTATTCCCATCACTATTAATGCAAACACTGATATTGATTTTACGGTGGATGCATCTATATCAATGAGTGGAAAGTTTACAAACATTTCAATTGCTCCACCAGACTTTAGTGCTACTGTCTATACTATCAATAGAAAATTAGGTATTAACCACACTCCTGGTCACTCACACCCAGGAACATATAGTAGAGCAACCGCACAGTTTGCTGGACCACAACCATTCGAACCAACTGGTATTACAACTGGTGGTGGCATTTCTGGTAACTGTGTTACTGACTTTGGATATTCTGAATGTCAATTGACAGCACCAGATACTGCACCATCTTGGCAGCAGGGTAGAAATACTATCACATACTATGGTGATGAACAGCATGAATTTACACTGCCACAGACAGATAGATTTTATCTCTTTAGTGGAAGTGCATCTTGGGGACAAGTCCCTGCACAATCATGGCCACCTTCTGGACAACATCCATCAGGAATTCAAAAAGCAGATAATCTACAATATCAATTTAATGGTAGTGCATATACAGCAACCTTTGATGTTAGTGATCCAGTAAAAACTCACGCTCAGGATGCATGGACTGGTATCTTCCCAAAACCGATGGAAGTTGCTAACAGAAGAAACCACTTTGGACCTGTAGTTAACTATGATCCAGATACATCTGCACCATGGAGTGTTGCTGGAGTTACAATTGAACCTACTGCGAGTTCCATTGATTTGCCCGCAGGTGCTGACATTGGTGATGCATATGAACTAGATCAGGTTGTTCCTTTTATGTGGGTATACCTTGATAATGTTCTCGCCCCAGGCACACAGATTGTTGCCATCAGCAGAGAAGGATCGTCAGATGCTAATTATGTTTACACTTTAGAATTATCACAACCAACAATTAACTCTGCTCAACTTACAAATCAAACATTAGAATTTAGACACGGAACATATCCAACAACAACTAATAATATTACTTCACAGTTAGATCCAAATAGTTCTTCTTTCTTAGGTCACAACCATGGCAGTTTTGAAATTATTCAGGGTCAAGGATCTCTCGCTGCTCCTACTGTCTTTGCAATTAATGACATCAGTTTAGGCACAGTTGCTCCTGAAGATATCAATGATGCCCTAAATATTATTGCTGAGGTATCAATGCCAGCACTAGTTGTTACGTTCCTAATCAAAGCATTCTGATGGCATCACATTACTCAAAAGAAAGAGCAAAATACGGATCTGGAACAGGTAGTATTATTGTTTGGCCAGTAGAATTGGCAAACACAGATCCAAATAGTGAGGATAATATCAGTGTTCTACCTGCTGGTTATCTAAAATGTGATGGAACTGTCTACAAAGCAGATGATTACCCACAATTAGCAGAAATTTTGGGTGTAGGATCTGCATCCAAATTTATTCGATATGACATTAATAATGATGCGATTGATATTCTCAATGATGATGAATTTATTGTTCCAGATTTAGGTTCTAAGTATCCAAAACCAACGACTGGTGCTGCTGCTGGATCTTACCTTAACATTGTTACTGAAGATCAAAATGGTAACGAGAAAAGAAGATCTGGTATGGGCATCACTGCTACACCAACATCAGGTGTAACTACAGGAAATACAACAGTTATTCAGTTAAGTTATGTTGGAACTTTTGCTGTTCCTTCGCATGAAATTCCACTGAAAGGAAAACCATCCTGGTCAAAAGGAACAAACAATAGTGGTTTTACTGATCAAGAAGCAGTTGACAGTTTAGCATTGCATTCGCACATGCACTTCTCAACCACAAATAGATTGAGAATTAAAACTACTAACGAAGATAATGAACCAAGATCTCAGGGTATTGGATCTTACTTTACTGCAACAACTATTCCAATTCAAGATTGGTTAGATAACACTCAATATCCTAATGGTGGCAGTAGCGAAGGTGCGGGCACAAACCAACCACCATGTTGGGCGATTGCATCTGGTCAAACTTCTAGATCTCAACCAGTTGAAACTAACACAGGTTTTGAGGTTGTTTACTCTAACTACTGCTATGACTTGGCAGGATCTGCTGGTCTAAACTCATTAAGATACCAATGTTTGCTTACAAGTTCTACTAATTTTAGTTTGGAAGATGTTGACTTCGCTGCACCACCAAACTTTGTTAGTTTCGGTCTTGGACTTGGAAGTTGTAATCAGTTAGATCAAGGTAGTTATAATGACACTGGAACTGTTCCCGCTACCTATGTAACTGGTGCAACTGGCGTTCCAAATGATTGGGAAGGAACTAGTTTATCTGATGTTGTTCCATTAAATAGTAATACACAGTCGAAGACCCAACAATCATATCCCCAGGTGAATAATGTTTTCACCGAGATTGAAGAACTAGTGCAGAATGATGGTGATCCTACCATTCACTCACATAAAATTCTTCTTACTCAGGAAACACATACATATAAAATTAAAACGAATGGTTTCCTGTTGTCCCCTGACAATCTACAAACGACGTTGACACTGCAAACTGATCAAGTTGCTTCTCTTGATCAAATTACCAGTCCTTATATCATCATGGAATATCTAATTAAGTATTAAAGACGATGGTTGCAACAAATCCAAAGTATAGAAATAGAAGAGAACTCTATTACACAGACAAGTTTCCTGATAGTCAAGGAATTGGCACTATCATTCAGGTATTAAAGTCTGTTGAAGGATCGTTCGATCATGAATATGTTCCTGCAATTGTTCCAAGTCTAGAAGGTGGAACAACTGCTTATACTGAAATTTCTGGTGACGCTGAACCAGAGAATAATCCAGAATATCAATATCCTGGTTACATCTATTGTGATGGATCAGAATATTATATTCACGATTATCCAGCACTCTTTGAAGCGATTGGAAATGATTATGGTGGCACTGCAAGTGATGGCATTGACATTACAAATGGTGGTGCTGGTTGGGGTGGAACTGTAACTGTTACTATTGATGCACCACCTAGCGGTGCTAACCAAGTATTTGCTGGTATTACTCCTGTTCAAGCAACAGCAGAGGCAACTGTAGTCAATGGTGTTATTACTGGTGTTGAAGTATTAAATCCTGGTAAAGGATACGATCCAGAAAATCCACCTACTGTAACATTCTCCGCAACAAATAGCGGCACCACACCCTCATATAATATTAGAATTAGTTCTGATGTTGGTCAAATTCAAAATATCACTAAAAGTAATATTTGGGATTATTGGCCAGATACAAATATGGGAACTTTTAGAGTTCCTGATTTAATTGCAAAAAGAATTGTTGGTAATGGTCCTGTTTATGGATCAAATACACCAAACGTTGGTAACTCTGAACTAGGAGTTGGTATCAATACCATTGATGGTAATTGGTATATGGATAAGAATACTCAGAAAAATCAATTTTCTCTGGGTAACATTACAACTACAGGATATACAAATGTTGTCGAAACTGTAGAAGCGTCAATTATTGGAGCTCAGGTTGTTAGTGTAGAATTGCAGGAAAAGAAAATTGCTGGTGCTCCACAGCACTCACACTTCCTGTTGCACTCTGAAGCACCACAAGATACACCATCTCCACAGGCAGTATCTGGTGACAGATATACAGTATCTTACAAAGCATCTACTGGTAAAGTTAATAGTTTCTTACCACCAGGCGGTATTGCATATAACCACACTCACGTTCTATCTAAAGCACCTATTCTGGATGGCAGTGTCGGCACATATGACATCTACAATTGGAGTGGTGGTGATCAAAACTCTGGATCTATTAAAGAAGAAGGTTACTACTATGCTTCTGGTGGTGCAGGTGCTGGTTCATATGTTGAACAAACTGATTATGGAACACCAACCAATGAAAAGTTTAGTAGTGTAAGTTTGGTTGGCGGCAGAACTATTGTTACCGATGGTGTTCCCGTTTATGCTACTACAAATGTAACATATAGTAGTGCTGGAAACTATACTGCATCTGTTCCTGCTGATATTGATCAAGCAACTGTTACATTAGTTGGCGCTGGTGGTTCTGGTGCATCATATTCTACTGCTGGAAATAGTGGTGGAGGATCATCTTTTGCTATTGGCAACGGCACTCCACTTACAATGACTGCTGGTGGTGGATCAGGTGGTGGTGCTGCTAGCACAAATTCTGGAGGAAATGGTGGTAATGCTGGAACACAATCGATCACAGGCACATTCTCTGGTGATGTAGTTACCACACAAAATGGAACTGGAAGTGGTGGAAATGGTGGTGACGGTGGCGATGGACCATATTGGAATGTTAATCTAGATGACACTAGTGTCGTTCCTGCTAATTCAGAAGGAACTGCTGGACAAAATGTTACTGGAGTAAATGGAACTAAGGGAAGATCTAGACCAGTATCATCAACACAAGATGTTGTATATAATTTTACTTACGCTGGTGGATCTGATCAATCATTTACTGCAAATCCAACTAGTAGCAACTATGGTATCATTTCGCTTACATTTGAGTTAGCAGGTGGTGGTGGTAGAGATTGTGGTAACTTTGGTGGTAATGGTTGTGGTGCCGCTGGCGAAGGTGGTGCTGGTAGATATTTTAAAGCAAACTACGGCAATCCTACATCAGGAACAATATTTAAAATTCAACCAGGACAATCTGGTAGAGCATATAATGGTCAAGCAAATGCTACACATTCAGGCAAAGGTGGAAGAGCAGGTGATGGATACGGTAGCAATGATGGTGGTGGCGGAGGTGCTGCTACCTTAGTCAGATTGCAGTCTGGTAATGTTATTATCGCTGGCGCTGGCGGCGGTGGTGGTGGAGGTGGATTTGGCGAGGGATCCTGTGGTCAGAATGGTAGAAACAACCCCAACCCAGGTGATACTGTAATCCAAACTACGCAAACTCTATTTACTGGTGGCGGTGCTACTGGTGGTGGTTATGGTTGCACAGGCGGCGGCGGAGGCGGCGGAGGCGGCGGATGTGGTCGTGCTGGTGATAACGCTGGTGGAACAGCAGGTGCTGGTGGCGGTGGATCAGGTGGTCACGAAGAAGGATATGGTGGTTTCCGTGGTGTTTCTGCTGTAAGATCTGATTATTTCTCTAGTGTTGTTTCACAAGGAAATACTAACACTGGTGATGGATATGTTACCGTTACGCTCAAAGAAGATAGAGGTTATTGGACTTCTGGTGGAGGCGGCGGAGGATCAGGTGGTCTTTTAGTATCTCAAATTCCTGCATCTGCATTTGCTGGACAATCTTCTGTTTCTATTACTGTTGGTGAAGGTGGTGCTGGTGTCAATAATGGTGGCACTAGTTCTTCTGCTGGTTCTGATGGTTATGCTAAGATTAGTTGGCAAACTATTACTGGTTATGAAGGTGGAACAGAGAGTATTTCTATTGGTGATGTATTCATTGCTGGATCTGGTAACCAAGATAATGGTGTAAATTTCTATTCATCTGGTGTTGGAACCAACTCAACTAATGGTTTCAAATTACCGACAACACAAGTTCCAACAATTGTATTTGAAGGTGGTGGCGGTGGATCTGGTGCTGCTGCAACAGTTCAGGTTTCTGGAAATAAAATTTCTAGCATTACTCTAACAAATTCTGGTAGTGGATACACGGAAGCACCACGAGTTCGTATCTTAAATGGCGTTGGTGTCAATAACTATGCTACCGTTGGATTTAGTGAAGTTACTGGTGAGTTGGAAGGATTAACTCTTGTTAGCAGCGATGAACCAACAACATATTTGAAATTTGGTGGCACCCAATCAACCAGATTTGTTACTTTGGATACTGTTGATGCTTCTGATATTAAGAGACTTACAGTTAAAGCAGCGAGAGGTAATGATAAGAACGGTGGAGAAACTCCAGAAAATGGTGGTGACGAACTTTTCTTATATTACAATACTAACGAAAGTTTAAATTTTCCAAGTTCTGGATTTATTGGTCAACTTGTTCCAATTCCAACTACAGCACAATTGAATTCTGACTATGATGGAACAGGAACTGGGGGCAATCCAACAAATTGGTATACTTATAGTATCGATCTTCCAGAAGCTGCTAAAACTGAAACAACTAGATTTTCCATCAGACAAACCAGAGCACAAGGAACGGATCAGAGCACAAACTCTGACAACTATGGTATTCTTGAAATTACATACGAAAATGATCAAACAACCGAACTAGTCTTTGTTGCTTCTGAAGGTAAAATACCAATCTCGGGAGATACGCAAACATATTCTGTTGGTGGCGCAGCAGGATCTACATATACATCTGGTATTTTTGCTAATGATTTGACATTAACACTGTCATCTGCAACTCCAATTATTCCAACTGCTGTTCTTGATCCAGATCAAGTTATCCCTTTGATTGAACCATATTTCCTAGTCAAGTATCTAATTAAAGCATTCTAAATAGAAGGAGCACATAGTATATTCGCCTCTCATGGGTATTGTAGCAGATAGTAATGTACCAAATTTGGTCATTCAATTGAACTTGATGGATCGTGCCATTGTTTACAGGGGCATCATGAAGACTGTTCCTGATACTTATTGGACCGATACTGTTCGTCCTAAGTTGTATCCTCTATGGGATACTGAAAAGGATCGTCTTGTGGAATTTACTTGGTATGATAACAATACTTACCATGTGCAAAGACGCAAATTTGTTAAAAACTTTAAAACTGGTGAATATGAGTGGAAAGATTATGAAATGGAGCAGTCAGATGTAGAATCTGCTAGATCTTTCTATGAGTTTTTAAAAGAAACTTTCCTCAACATTGAGCAACTACAAAATGAAGAGTTCCAAGAAGAAATGGGACGCATGTATGGTGAGGTTAGATCTGAAACGTGGTTTACTGTTCGCCTTGCTCGTAACTTCCTACTGCAAGAGACTGATTTTGCAATGCTTCCAGATAGTCCACTATCAGATGATGTCAAGGCACTATACACAACATATCGTCAGAAACTGAGAGATCTTCCTGCACTATTTGCAGATGTTACTGACGTAAAAACTATCAAGTTCCCAATGTCACCTGATGCATTTGTCAATGTATATAAGGTAAACAATCCTGATGCAGTTTATCTTGATACTGAAGATCAGTGGACACTACCTGCTCACTTCTTCTATACTCAGTTCAAGGATAAGATGGTGAGATATCTCATGGTCAGAGATATTACTGATAGAATGTATACTGATGCGATGATCCGTGCAATGAGAGAAAATCCTGTTGCACTTGGAGTTGAAGGAACACCATGGAGCAACCAACATCAAAACCTAGATAGTATCAAACGATCATTAGATGATCTCATTTCTAGAATTGACAACGGAGAGGATGTAGCATGATCACCGCAATCGAAAGTCTATCTTCATTTGAATTAGCAGGTAGTCATTGTGCAATGAACAATGTCTGTCTATTGCATTTTGAAAATAAGAAATTTTCTGGATTTGATGATGCTAAGAAGCAGGCATGTCTAGACTTCTATGCTGATTATGTTCCTGATGATATTATTTCTATCATGGGAGCAGAAAGAGACTGTGCCATTGAATATAGTAGCGAAGAAGTTGCAGTTTTAAATGCATCTGAATGGTTTCCACCACAAGCATATTGCAGCGATCCAGATTTCTATTTTCGAGTGTTAGTCTTTGATCAAAATGCTAACATTGTATTTGAGAATGTAAATCCACCAGCATCTGAAGGTTGACAGGGGGTTGACCCTCATGCTATGGTGGTGAGACACTTGTGAAACAGCATGAAAGTCCCTACACAATTCGAATTGACGCATCTGCAATTGCAGGCGATGCTCCGTGATCACAATATCCCAGAAACCGAAGTAAAATATCTGGGTGAGCGTGAGTATACTATTGAGTATCAAGCACATCCACAATATCATGGTCAGATGATGCATTGGTATCGTATTGGCGGTGAGCATGAGGTGCCTGTTTGCGACATCGCATCTGTTGACCGAGTGGACGATGATGATACTGTCCCCGAGAACGACGGATGGGGACCACAAGAATAACTGTCACACTGGGGTCTTCGGACCCCTTTCTCATGCCCTATACTATTCTCATCAACGACGCACCGCATGACCCTGACCCTTCGCCCTCACCAGCAGCGTATGCTCGATGCTCTGCTGTCTGCTGACCGTGGGCGTCTTACCTGCCCCACAGGCGGCGGTAAGACCCTTGTGATGATCCTTGACACTCTGCGTCGCCTGCAAGCGGCAGACCGCCCCCAGACGATCGTAGTGGTCTCTCCTCGCATCCTGCTGTCTGTCCAACTCTATGAAGAGTTCTTTGCTGAACTGAACGGCAAAGTGAATGTGGAAGTTCTCCATGTTCACAGCGGTGAGGTTGATGGCATGAGCACCACCAAGATCGATATGATCAAGTGCCATGATGTTGTGTGTGAGACTGCTGGTGTTCACCAACTGATCTTCACCACCTACAATTCTCTCCGCCGTGTCAATGAGGCAGGCATCGATGTAGATACTATCTACTACGATGAGGCACACAACTCTGTGCGTCGTGACTTCTTCAAAGAAGTTGCTGCTGCTTCGCTGACTGCCAAGCAAGCATACTATCTGACTGCCACTCCTAAGTATCGTGGTGGTGCTATCAGTATGAACAACACTGATGTGTATGGTAGTGAGTTGATCAATGTGCCTGCTCCTGAGTTGATCAGCAATGGTAGCATCATCCCTCCTACCATTCTGCCTCACGTTGTTGACATCGAGCGTAACAAGTCTCTGCTTGCTGCTGAGAATGACCGCCAGGTGCTGACTGACATCGTTGCCAAACTTGACGATGATGCTGCTCAGAAAATCCTGGTTGCTGCTCCTAACACTCGTGTGCTGTGGGCATTGCTGACTGGCACTAATGTGATGCAGGAGTTTGCTGATCGTGGTTATGATGTGCTCCACATCACCAGCAAGCACGGTGCTTATGTAAACAAAACTAAGGTCGGTCGTCAAGAGTTCTTTGACACTCTTGATGCCTGGGGTAAAGATCCCAGCCGTAAGTTTATCATGTTCCACTACAGCATCCTGTCTGAAGGTATCAACGTGCCTGGTCTCACCCATACTATTCTCC